AATATCCGCTACTGCCTATCTGTGCGGAATCTCCACTTGAACCTATCTGTGCGTAATCTCCACTTGAACCTATCTGTGCGTAATCTCCACTTGAACCTATCTGTGCGGAATATCCGCTACTGCCTATCTTTGCGTAATATCCGCTACTGATACCAACATCGTCTGCTTTCACTGTCTCAGCTTTTGTTTTCTCAATTGTAAAATCTACGCAAGCCTTAATAAACCCTTTAAACCCAAGTTTTGCACCAATATGGAGCTTATTTGTAGCTGTTTTATCCTTTCCTTTATAAATATCTCCAATAGCTTCAACATCTGCAAAATCTGAAATGTTGCCATCTTCATCAATAAGTGGATAATAATTCAACACATCAAATGGATTTTCACAGAAATGCATTACACCCGCTTCACATATTTTGTTTCCGTTTTCTTCGTAAGTAGTATTTTCTTCGTACTGCTTGCCTTTGCATATCATTCCTCTGTTAAATGCCTTATATCCTTTTATACTCATCGATTCTCCTCTCTTTACTTCTCATCTCTCCATGCTTTAAATTGCATATTCAAATCTTTCACTTTTACCTCAATCTCGTCTGCTTCTTCCTCTTGTTCGAGTAAATAGCCGACAATTTCAAGCATATTGCGTAGAATATCTTCCTTTGATAGATTTGTTCTTATCTCTGCCATTTTTACACCTCATTGAATACCTGAACCGCAAACAGTTCATTAGGTGTCTGCTTGAATAGAACTCCGTCAGATATGACTGTATACATATATCCGTCATACTTAAGCTCTACAGTATGTTTCTTACCGCCCATATAATAATTTCTCTTCTTAATACTCATGCCTATACCTCCTATAATCCAAGTAACTTTTTAATCACTTCTCTCGTTCTCTCGGCTTCGCCACTTAACTGCTTCTCGCTTTTATCAGCAAGTCTAATCACTGTTTTGTACTCTTCTTCTGAAACTGTCTCTTTAAGCGCACGTAAAACAGTGACCGCCTCTGCCATAACATGGCTTTTTATACCTCTAAATGTAACTTCTCCGTCTTTTGCTTTAATCATTTCTGCTCCTCACTTTCATTTATTATTTTTAATTCAGCCTTGAGTTTTTCAACTTCTTTCAATTTGTCTGCAATTCTTCTTTCTGCCCTGTTTCGGAATGCCTCTTTTGCATATTCAAAGTTAGGTTCTGTAAGAAATAGGCAATTAAAATTAGTTATTCGCCCAACATCATCTTTCTTTGCCGTACTAAGGTAGTTTGGAAAAACTCTATCAACGGCCTTGTATGTCTTGGGTTTCTCTTCTGCTTCACATTCCTTAACGCATAAGCCTTTAGGGTTCTCACCATAAGTATCTAAAGTGTAAAAGTATAATTTCATATCACACCGCCTCAATCACAAGCTCTTTGTCCTGTGTATGCTTTAACAAGATTAGCTGATTATCAATCTGTGGTATTCTCCAATCATCAACACTCTCTGTATCATCGATAATAATTGGAAAATTAACACCTACCACTTTTTGAAAAGCTCTGCATATGTCAACTTCCGTTAACATCCTTGCACCATGATTGAGATTTCTTGCATATGCTTCGCCATTGTACACAAAGTCGCAGCACTCCTCGGTATCACCATTTAAGAGCGGTCTAAACAGCTTTGCTGTAGCAAAATTCAGATACTTATTTACATCAGCCTGTAAGAGTTCGTTCTTCTTACGAGTAAACTCTTTGAGCAAATCAAGTTTTCTCTCCCAATCAGCAATCTCTTGATTGAGGTCGGTTCTCTTTGTTTCAAGGTCGGCTATGCTATCGTCTATACGCTTGTTATTCGCCACACCAAGCTCAATCTTTGTGTCAACTGATGAAACTTGCCTTAGCAGTTCGTTTCGCTCGTTTTTGAGCTTTCTGATAAGTTCCGATGTATCGTTTTCATCGGCAAGAGTTTTCTCTTTTTCCTCGATTTTAGCTTTAAGTGCCTGATACTCACTGTTACCTGTCATATCAACATCAGTAGGTACCATTCCAAGCTCTTTAGCGATGTTATCACGTTCAAACTCGTTAGCAACAGTATCACGCTTTTCTGTCAGCTCCTTGAGTTCTGCTTCGAGGTCTGCTATTTCTTTCTTCTTATCCTCGATGGACTGTTTGAATTCCTTGCTGTCACTTGATAATGAACTGCCCTTATCCCCAAGCTCTTTAAGCTTCTTCAATTTTTTATCACTAAAATCAGTTCTCAAACTCTCTATTGTATCTTCCGGCAATCTCTGACCGCACATCGGACAATTAACACTGCTTTCATCAAAGGAAAGTGCCTTTGCTTTTTTCCAATCAGCACGTACCTTCTCTAAGTCTCTTGCGCAATCTTCAATCTCTCTTTCAGAGGTTTTAATGCTAGTCTCTCCGGCTCTTATCATTGACTCTGTTTTGTGAATTGAAGCATTGAAGCCATCAAGCTGTAACTGTAGCTCCATGCGCTTTTTCTGATTGCCAGCATTGGCTTTTCTCTCCATGTCAGAAAGCTCAAATTTAAGGCTCATAATGTCCTCTGTGGCTTTCTGCTTATCCTCTAAAATCTTATTGTAGTCGGACAGCTTATCTTCAATTTCCTTAAGCTGTGGCTCGTATGTTTTCTTCTGTAATTCAAGCTCTGCAAGGTCTGTATACTCATTGGTGGAATGAATTGTATCAATCCTTGTTGAGATTTCGTCTCTTTCCTTGACAAGTCCCTTTGAGCCATTCCTACCGCCTGTGCCGTTTAGCTTGCCACGACACACTTTTTTGAGTTGGTCTACATCCCCATCGTCAAACATTGGCTTAAGTTCGGCAAACTGTGGAAACATATCGCAGATTTCTTCATCAGTATGTGTTCCAAAATAGCTTGCAAGCGCTAATCTCTGCTCTGCCTGTGATTTGTTGAGTAATGTCATGGCATTTAAGCAAAATGGTAATACTCCAAGCTCTGCCATGTTGTCATTGATGTACTGATTGTAGTCAGCCATCTTGTACGGTACATCATTGATTGAGTAATCAGTAACACTGCCTGTAATTTCGCCTTTTTTGTTGCGTTTCTGCCTTGTAACCTTTTTCAGAGTCTTTGCTTTTCCGTCAATCTCAAAGGTAACAGCTCTTACAATGTCAACATCGTCAATCTCGACTCCGTTTTCATCATGTGGTCTTATGCCTGTAATCTCTCTGTCGTTCTCATCGTGGCAATTCAGCGCATCAAGGATAATTCTCTTAACTGTTGATTTGCCGACTTCATTCTGACCGGACAATACAGTTTTCATCGAAAAATCTGCGTCTAATGTGTTTTTGCCATAGAATTTACAAAAATTCTGTGCAAAAATGTGTGTAATCTTCATTGCGTTTCCTCTCTTTCTATTTGTTTATGGTTTTTAAAATCAAATTTCCATGCAGGCTTGATTTTTTAACTACTCTTAAGTATGAATCCGACTCCGATACAAAAAGCCACTCGCTCGCCACGTAATGAGCTTTATTGAGCAATAGCTTCTGCTCTCTCGTTAATGGCTTCAATCTGTATCTCGTATCGCCTAGCCTAATTCGTCTTACACTGCTCATTTAGCTTCTCCATTTCTTTATCTAATAGCGCTTGAAAGTCAAATGATTTGTCTTTGTGCCGTTTAGCTCGATATAGTTCTTGTAGGTAATCGTTAGCACTCTGACGTTTCAATTGGCTACCAATCGCAGTAGATGTCAAGATTTCCATTCCCGCTCCCTTCGTCATATACAATCCCTTGTATGCCAACAGGAGTATCAACTACAGTTCCGTGTGGTAAATCGTCACTTGCAATTACTACATACTCATTTTCATCAACTACTAATCCGCGCTCATTCAGATGTCTGCCCGGAATATTCAGACCGCCTCCAGGTAACACCCTCTGTGAGTACCACGTATAAGTGTAATCACCATATCGGACTCGCCCTAGCTTCTTAAACCGGCTACAACTATATTTCTTACGGCAAGTCGGAACTGTTGGCTCTTCATAGGTCTGCTCAACTACAACCGGTTCATTCTGAACTACTGTCGGTTCAATTTTTCCAAGCATTACGCTATTTAAATAGGAAGTAACACCGGCTGTCAGCTCAACTTTGCTATCTGCTTTCACTGCTATTGGCTTTAAGGTCATAATTCCAATTGTTGAAATTGATAACATCAATATCAGGTTTCTTTTCCTCATGCGGTTCGCCCTCCTCTATGAGACATATTGCAATCAGTATCAGCCAAAATACTGTTACGATTGCTCCAACGATAATACTCGCTGTCTTAATTCCGTATGCCACCGATAATCCAAGGAAAAACGCAAACGCCAATACCCCGAAAATCGAATAGCCACAGCCCACACAGATTTTTTCTTTTAAAGTTCTTTTTCTCATACAATCACTCTCCATTCTGTGCAAGGAATTTATTTACAAAATAAACTTGTCCTTTGCCTGTAACTTTTGTGGTCTTTGTTTCAAGTGGAAGCCTGTCACCTCTTTCAACAGTTCGTATAACAACCTCAAGCAATCCCGTTTCCATTGCTTTTTGAGTCGGGGCTGTCGAGCCTTGACAAACATATCCATTTTCACGTAGCCACTTATAAAGTCGCTTCTCTCCAATTTTGACTCCATTCTGTCTTATCAATTTTGCAACATCTCTTACTAGCAATGATGTTTCACTAGCTGATACTGCGTCAGCAAAAATCTCTTTAGGCTTCATGCGAGCATTATCTTCGATTAGCTTAGTGTTATCGGACTTAAGGCTATCAATAGTCTTATTGGCTATCTTTAATGCCCTAGCCATTACTTGCTCGGGTGTGTTCCATGCTTTCTCCAAGTCAATGAGATAATCTCTAATCTGTTTGCCCTTTTCAGTTCTTGACATCATGGATAAGTGCTTTGCCATTAAAACTGAAATTTGATAATCCTCAAGCTCCCTAGTTGCACCATTATTTACAACTGTACTTGATGTACACTTGTAATAATCCTCGCCCTCAACAAACAGTTCCTTATTTGTGTCAAACCATCTGCTAAATCTTGAAGCGATACCAAGTGCAGTATGCAACTCTCTTGCCGATACCATTTGAGTATCAACATCAACTTTTAAAATTTCATTCATGCTTCTACCTCGCTTTCCTCTGCGTCAGACTCAAACAAGGATTCTGCAATATCGCAATCATCAGTTCCATATTTGTTGCATATTTCGTCTAGGAATATCGACTCTGCTGTGTCATATTCAACTTGATTTTCTGACATGATTTTTTCAATCTCTTGTTCTCTTGCGTTCATGTTTTCTCCTTTCTGTGTTATAATCTCCCTATCTTTTAATAAGGAGGTGAGTCGCTTATGATTCTTACCGGTTTCTGCAATAAGCAGAACAAGGATTATCGCGTTGAGATTAAAATGATAGATACTTCCGACTTGGAAAAACAAAGTCTTGAGAATGGTCGGCTAGTCTGTCAATATGCAATGTCGTTTGGTTGTTGTCGCAACCCTAAACAATGCTCTATTCTTCAAAATCTCAACAAATAGTTCCTATTGGCTCTCTGAAACATGAGAGCCAAAATGAGCCTCATAGCCATCTCTAAATTTGATACTCTTAATAGTGCCTACATATTTTTGATTCAACTGTAGTATTCGCAAGTCTGTGGCAATATCAAACGCATTTAGGTCAATTGTTAGTACAGGAAATCCGGCTCTGTCTTGTTTTAATTCATAGCTTCTCACTCCGTCGATTTTGTGGCCGTCAATGCAGATTTCTGTAAAAATCTTTTCGCCCTCAACCTGTCTGATTTCGATTTTCGACATTCCTACTCCTTTCTCTCTAAAGTCTTTGGCTCTAAAAATTTATCCGCACCAACTGATAACGCTCCACAGATTAACTCATACTCGTTGAAGTCTAATCTTCTGTTACCATTGAGCGATAAATTCAACTTCTGAACAGGAATACCTGTCTTGCTGGCAACAAAAGTCTGTGTAATGCCGTTATCCTCTAAGTAAGTTTTAATTTTCTGTCCTACGCACATATTCTTTTCTCCTTTCTGTTTTGTTTCGGTTTTACCGAACAACTGTATTATAGTTTCGGTTTATCCGAATGTCAAGAACTTTTTTCGGTTTATCCGAATTTTTTTCTTGACTATCCGAAATTTTTATATTATTATCAATATTAGAAAGGAGGTATTCATATATGACTTTTGGTGAGAAAATAAAAACTGCAAGGATTTCTAAACACTACACTCAAAGGCAACTTGCAGAATTAATAAATGCAAAGCATAATTCAATTAGTGATTGGGAAAAAGATAAGTCCAAGCCTGACATGGACACAGTAGAATTGATATGTGGTGTGCTTGATTTAAGCCCCGGATATTTAATGGACAGCGTAAAGACATCTGCCCCAAGCTCCGAGCTATCAGACACATATACCGAGCTTATAGAGTTATACTCAAAGCTATCAGAAGATAGCCAAAAAGCTATAATGCAGATTTTGAGAAATTTAAAATAAGGGGGATTTATTATGTATGTAATACTTTTAGTAATTATGCTTGTGGGATTGTTTGTTTTGCTTGAAAAATTAGTAGATATAGATAATAGTAATAGTAAGAATACAAAGTATAATGAACAAGGACAGAAGTGTTGTCCGTATTGTGGCTCGACACATTTTCAGTATGCCGGTCAACAAATTTATGGTGCTCGTCCTGAAAAGACGAAAACTAGGTACACGGCTAATCTAAATCCGCTCCGACCTTTTACGCTTGTTAATAAAAAAGAAAAGGTTGTGAAAAAGGCAAGAAGCGGATATGCCGTTGACGAGTTTATCTGTTTGAATTGTGGCAATCGTTTCAGATAAATCCTTTTGCAGAGGTAGGTTTTTCCTACCTCTATTTTTTATCCCCACCGCTTGATTGCTGACTTTATGAAGCCTAGCAAAAAGTCGAGTAGTTTTTCATTTTCAATGCTATCAATTAGTTTCTTTATCTCATCCTTATATTCCATACAACACTACCTCCGATACATCAATTATAGAACATTTGTTCTTAAACGTCAATAAGGACGGCAGAAAAATCCACCGCCCTACCGAAACTTGAAGAGTTCTCTTGTTTGAGAACATCATTACTGTAGCACTTTAAAGTGTTTTATTTTGTCGAATATTGACAACATGGATCGTTTTGTAACCCTATTCCTGTAAAATAATTGAGAGGGCTTATGCTCTCTCTTTTTATGTGCAAAATCCTATTTGTGATAGTCTGCTAAACCAAAGTTTAGGTAATACAAAGAAGAGCTTGAATTCCAAGTCTGACGCTAATCATACCCATAACAATAGGCACTATGTGGCGCATTTGAAGGCGGCTCTCAACGCTTTATGTTCCAATACATTTATTTATATGATGTACACTACATAATAAATAACCCCGACATTTTGTGTACTGCTATTATTATTCCAAAGAAGTACAGTAAAATCTTTATTGACATTTCTTCCAATTGATATGCCCTTGCCGCCAGCATAAATTATAGGAAGCTGCGTAATAATCCCTGCATCGCTTGGCAAAGAAAATGAAAAAGAGTATTCTCTATCGGAATTTCCAGTAACTGTTATTAATTCAGCCTTAAGCGAGACAACAATATGATTTTTTACTAATGCATTAAGCTTAGTATTAATCTCGCTCTCAGTATAGTATCTATCATCATGGGTGTGAGGTTTCGGAGTTCTGGCATCCGACAGTCGGCTATCAGTGGTATTTACCTTAAAACTTAAACTTCGGTTTAATTCATCATATTTGTCATTTAAAATCTTGCCTTGACTCGCGTCTAATGCGCTTCCGGTGGTAGAAGTCGTGAGGTTATTCACCAAATCTTTAAAGGCAAAGCTTTTCAAATCAGCGAACCACTTCTTAATTTTTCCGAAGCCGACCGACACTTTTTCACCAGAAACAAGGTTTGCTCTAGTTGTTGTAGCGGCAAAAGTAACTGTTGTATCGCTTATATTTCCACCTTCTGCAACCGCTCCGATATTGGCAGGAGTTATGTTTACATTTCCTCTGCGATAATATGCTTCTTTTGCACCTTTTACTCCTGTTACCGGTGTGCCGGCAAGCACATCCCAATATCTATCAACAGTTAAATATACGTTACTTCCGGCAGGAATTATATTACCAGCCCCTTCTTTAAAATCAGTGGTTGTGGTAAACTGGTCGGTTATATTGTACATATCACCAGAATTAGCATCCGCTGTGCTCGGTAAGTCGGCAAAGTTGATTGTTCCAAGAGGTCTTAATGCTCCGCTGAAGCTCTCAGATATTTCTTTAACTTGTTCTGCGTACTTTTGCGCTTCCGACTCGCTCTTTGCAGAGTTAGTCTCACTTGTCCTAGCATTGCTTGCAGAAGCCTTAGCATTAGTTTCACTGGCCTTTGCGTTAGCTGCGCTTGTAGACGCATTAGCCTCTGATTTCTTAGCATTAGTTTCACTGGCCTTAGAATTTGTTTCGCTTGTCTTAGCGTTACGTGCAGAGATAGACGCACTGTCCTCACTTGTCCTAGCATTGGTTTCAGAAGCCTTGGCTTTTGTTTCGCTTGCCTTAGCATTGTTTGCAGAAGTAGCTGATTCTTGAGCTTTGCTTGTGGCAAGTTCTGCCGATTTTTGAGCTTGTGAAGCAGAACTGCTTGCTGAGTTGGCTTTTTCTGTCGCAGTTTGTGCTGATTTTTGAGCCTGTGACACGGATTGAGCCATGCCGTCAAGGTAACTCTGAATAAGTCTTTGAATTTCAACGTCAAAATCCTCAACAGTTCCCATTCGCTTAACTATTCCGGGTGCGAAACACATCCATATCTGCTGTTTTTTCGTGTCGGAATCGGTCGATACCGCCCATTCTCCAGCTTTCATTTTTAAAGGGTCAAACTCCGCGTATGCCCCTCGTCTCATTTGAATTGCCATAAGCTACACCTCACTTTCATCAATGCCTAATTTCTGACACAATCTTGAAAACCTATCTTCCAATTCATCTATGTGTTTTTGCATTTTATCAATCTTCTGCTCGTCTCCAGCAAGTCTTAGAATTAGGAATTGCTCATAGTTCATGCCATAGTACAGTGTATCGTCATCCGATGTTGCTTTGTTTTGGAAAATCATATTGAGATTTTCATCGACATGCCCTTTATCTTTAAGGTTTTTGATTATATCCTGTGCCATTGCTCCAAAATATAACGGTTTGTCTGAATATCCTTGTCTATTAAGATTATATTGAAATAAATCAACCGAGCCTACTGCATCAATATAATCTTGATTAATTGCTTTAATATTCTTTTTTAAGTGTTTATCTGACGAACTCCATACCCAAATAGTATCAACTTGGAAACTTAAGGCACTGCCATTCCAACCGCAATGGTATGTATGACCTGTTGCATCACCACACATTGCATATCCTCTATCGGTTTCTCTAAATTTATCAGAGCCTATCTCTTGAGCATACATTGTCTGTGCACCTATAGAGCCTGTGGCTCCGTAAAGTGTAATCAAATTCTCATCATTTTTGACAATTCGCAAGACTGCGCCATTCATCCAAAGTTCATAATTGTTTCCCGAATTGTCAGTGGCCGTTAAATCAATCGTTGAATTACTTAAATTTCCGTTCAGTGCAATACTTCCACCGGACATATTAAAATTTGAAGCGGTTACTTTTCCATCGTTGTCAACTGCAAACACTCCATTTCCAATATCAATTGTTCCGCCAACAATATTCTTGCCGGTAATTGTTGTTCCTGTGATGTCCTCCGCGTCAACTGAACCGGCCTTAACACTAAGTGCATTTACATAGCTTGTAGTCACGGTGTCTTTTGTAATTTGTGTTGCTTTGTCCGAATCAATATATCCGGCACCATTCGTTAAATCGTTGGTGTCTGTTGGTATACTCGGCTTATTAGAGATATTATTCCATGATATATTAACTCCGTCAGCAAGCGTAATCCCCTTGTTGTCAAGCGTAATCAGGATTTTTCCGTTTGCGTCTTTGACATATTGCTTGCCGTTTGTGTTATCCTCACCGCCTAAAGTGAGTGTACCACCATGTGCCCAGTCAAAATTAATGCCGATAGCCGACATAATATTGAAAATAGCGTTTCCGTCTTTATCAACTCCGGCATTCCACGTTTTACCATAGTCACTTGATACAGCCATGCCATTAGCCGTCATTTTCCACTGTATGTTGCTCGAATTAAGGTCGGCTTTATTGTGCATAATGTAAATGATTGAGCCATCCTCTTGTTTCTGCTCGGTCTTAAAAAGTCCGAGTGATTGAGACATTAGCTGTGTCAGTAATTGCATTTGCTTGTCATATACACTTAGTTGTGCCTGTGCAACTTTCCTAGCCTGTACGATAGCCTTTGTCTCATTGCTAAATTTATCAGCACTATTTCTTGAAGCATTTTCAGCATCGCATGAAATTTTTGTACCGCTTCCAACTGTAAATGTTCGGTTGGAAATAAAACAGCTATAGGTATTCTGCTTGCGGTCTGTCACAAGCGCCACATCTCCACTCTCAATCAGTGGGTTTGACAAGAGTGTAGCGTCAAGAGGTCTGAACCTCATACCACCGATTTTTTTGAAGATATAGTTTGCAACTGTCTGTGCCTTTTCTGCCGAAATAAACGGATTATCAGAGATTGAGACTACATATCCCTCTTTTCCGGCAAGAGCATTAACATCTTTTGTCTTGTCCTCTTTTGAGGTTACAGTTACCTTTACCCCGGTGATAACAACATCATCAGTCGCAACGTTCAAGTCTTTTTGCGTGTAAATATTGTGGTAATTTCTCGCCTCCGTGAATGTTCCACCATCAGCACTATCTCCACTTGAATAGTCGGTGAACTTTCCACCATCAACGCTGTCTCCGTCAGAGTATGGTGTAGTTTTTGTGCTAAAAGTTCCGCCATTGTAATTTTGGCTCCCAAACTGGCTCATATCATACCACTCGATAAGCAATTCGCCATCGTGACCGCATTTGCCCCATAATCCGCTTAACTGCAAAATGTAAGCTATAGCCTGTCCATATGTGAGCTTTTGATTATCACTCGGTATCTCGTTAATCACGTAATCAGAGTTATCAAATCTTGCCATAGTAAAAGGTACATCACACTTAATACAAGCGTCTCTGACTACCTCATACGCTGTCGTAGGGTAGCTTAAATTGCTGTCATACTCACGATTGAAATTATTAATATTGTCAAGGCAAGTAAGTGTTATGAGTGAGCCGTCATAGCTTGTCTCGCTGACTCTATACTCACCGATTTTTAGTTTTTCGGTTGTGCCGTCAGAAAAACTTTTTGAAACATATGCTGTTACGCTTGCCTTGTCAAAATCATACTTGCTGTAATCCTCGTAAATGTTATTCAGCTTAATTTTCAGTTTTCCGGCAATCAAAGCCCCGATTGTGAAAGTACCATTGCTTGATGTTGAGTCATTAACTTCGAAGCCATTCGCCCACAGCTCACTATCACTAATAGGGATTTTCTCGCCACTTGCCGTAACTATGTCAGCAAAACAATTTACGTTTATGTCATTATCGAGCATTACTGCCCTTTGCCATTTAGCTGATACGTTTAGCATTTAATCACCGCCTTATTCTTCTATGAGAGGAAAGCTTAATACCTCATACCTCTTATTGCCAACAGTCCATATCTTGATAGGTGCGCTTCTGTCACCTACATAGAATGTGCGTGTTTCATCAGTGCCACTCATAGCGTCAGGATATGTTACCGATATATATTCCGGATTTACCATTTGAAGTATCTTTGCTGTCCTAGCCTTGTCTGTACCATTCCACGACAATTTAATTTGTCGTTTCTGTGCTATTCTATTCTTGTGCATTTTGCCGTCTTGTGTTCGTCCACTATCACTTGCAGACACATCAATCAAGCCCCATTCAAAGCTTGATGGAGTAGGTAATTCCACTCCGTCTACTAACATCATTGCCATATTGTTACCTCGCAAAAAGACACCCACGCAAGGGTGAGTGTCTTAGCCAAATTCATTTGCTACAATGTATCTTTGTCCGTGTTTTGCCTTGCCTACCTGTGTCATGCGATAGAGTGTTTCACTGTCGCATTTGAACACGTTTTCAATGATAGGTGGTGCAGAGTTTCCACCAGTGTTAGAGTTCATCATTACTTGTGCCATGCCCTCCATGACAGCCTGCTTAATTCCCTCTGTAATCTGTTGATTATTTGCTACCACGTTTTTGCCGTTTGAGAATTTACCTATCATCTCATTATGGTTTGCTAAAAACATTCCATCCTCGCCCTTTGGGAAACCGCCTTGGCGATAATACCTAATAGATATTTTCGGTAAACTGAATTTTCCAAAATCTTCCCAACTTACTGACAGGTGAGGGATTTTAATTTTTGCCGTTATGCTCGGTAAACTAATTCCTCGCCAAACACTAGGCAGATTATTCATCTTCCTTTCTGTTCCACTCATGGAATTGTTTGTGTTTGCGAGTGACCTACTGGCTTTAGCTGCAAAATCTGAAAATGAGCTTTTAGCGCCATTTGTGCTCGAGTTTGCCTTGTCTTGCATTTCCCCCATTTTTGCCTTGTTGCCATTAATAGAGTTGTTTATTGAGGCAAGGAATCCCAAAAGTCCGTTTTTAAGCCTTGAGAAAGCACTTTGAGAATTTGTCGAGCTTGTACTTGACTTATTCTCCATCTCTCCCATTTTGCCTTTAGTTCCGTCTATGCCGGAGTTTATATTGCTAAATGCTTGTCCTAGTGCGTTTGCAAGTCCGTTAAACACACCCTTTGAATTGGTTGTGCTTGTACTTGACTTGCTTTCAAGTTCTCCCATTTTATTTTTGGTGCCGTCTATTGCCGAATTTGTACCGCTTAGAGAGTTTTTTACACTATCGCTTGCAGTTTTGTGAGACGAACTAATGTCGCTTGTATCGTCTTTTGTCTTTTTCCTGTATTCGTCAAGTTTGCGTCCGGCTCCCGAAATATGCTCGTTCGTTTTTCCTACGCTTTTTCCGACACCATTCTGCATATCCTGTACAGCTTGGTCTACTTCTTCTCCGTATCTTTTGACATCATCTTTCGTCACCTTTGCGCTTTCACTTATAAGTGGTAATTCTACAAAAGGTAATTTATTTAACTTTGTAATAATTCCGTTTATGAAGTCTACTAGCCAGTTATTTACATCTGTTACAAGGTTTCCGCCAAACTTTGCCAAATCTCCCGAAATATATGTCAATAAATCAGTCCACCAACTTGTATCACTTAGGTTTTTGAAAATATCCCCCCAAGTGACATCTGTTCCGGCTATCCAATTTCCCACTGCTAAGCCTATGTTTGCGGCGGCGAGCACTATAGCTACAGAAATGGATATTTGCCATGAAGCACCGAGTAGTTTAGCTCCAAGTCCTGCCATTAAAGGTGAAACAATGGAATTAACATCAGTTCCTTTTGAGTCAAAAAACAGTGAAACACCATCTGCTGCAAGGACTAATCCGACTTTTGCAGAAACGCTTGATAGTTTTGACGATAATAGTGCGCCAACTTTTCCGTCTATTCCTGTTAATTTTGCAAGAGCAAAACCGGCTACAATTGTTGCGCTCAAAGGGTCTTCTTTAAACCAATTTGCAAGCCCTGTTATAATGCCCTCTGCAAGTCCATTAACAAGCTCGTGAACATCTTGGAAAACTCCTATCCAATCAATATTGGCAAAAAACGTACCAATTTGAGTACCGATTTCAGCCCAATTTGTACGTTCTACTGCTGTTGTTAGAGTTGTGAGTATTCCTTTAGCCCATGCTGATATAGTCTGCCCCAATAAAGCAAAATCAAAATTCTCAAAAAATCCATTAATGCCATTAGCAATCGACAAGCCAAAATTAGTCCAGTCGAATGTTGTACCGAATGAATCGAGAAAATGCAAAGCTGTGTTTAGTGAGCCAGCTATTGTTGCACCCAAATCATAAAAGAGTCTTGGACTGATTAGACCATTGAGGAAGTCTGCAAGTCCTTTTCCAAAATTATCAGCTTTCCGATAAATCTTCTTCCAATCAATGCTCTCCATAGCTCTCGCAAGAGCGTCACCGATGTACTTTCCAAGTGAGTATAAATCTTTGATTGATGATTTATATTTTTCAATCAATCCATCGGTTTTTTTCAGTGAGCTATTAACACCACTGCCAGCTCCACCGCCGCCTGAACCGCCACTGCCTGAACCGCCGCCACTGCCACTATCGCTGTTATCGTCAAGTGCGTGTATCTCGTCTATGCTAAGCAATGTCTTTTTCAGTTTTTGGGCTTTCTTATTCGACTTATCGGCACTATCACCAATGTCGCCTACTCCGCCAGCTATGTCCTCCATGCCGTCAACAGTAGCACCGCCACCACTTATCTCGATAGTCCATCCAAAGATTGCTCCGAGTGCGTCAGCTACAGTTCTTGTGAAACTGATAACCTTGAGCATTACCTTATTTAAGGCTTGAACAAACGGCTTTAAAGCATTGATTACTACGCTACCTATGATACTGCCCCATGCTTGGAACTCTTGCTTAAGGACTCTTACACTATTCGCCCATGTCAATTTGTTATCGTAAAGGCTTTTTATCCTCTACTTCTTATAGTTTCCTATAAGTTCAGCGTACATTTTCAACCACAAAAATAAGACGCATTTCTACGTCTTATGGTTGTCGAGCACTCTTGGGAAGATTATATTTATTCACTTCCTACGCGTTACAGTGTCAATCAGCCTTTCGCTATCTGATTGATTACCTCGGTATTGACTTATTGACTTATCCATTTATATCCGTATGCTGTCCTGTCGGGTTTATCAACTACTTTGTGTATGGCTTTGTAATTGACCCCCAACACTTTGCCAGCGTCAGATATTCTATCATACTCCTTGACTACTTTATTTGTTTTTATGTCAATTTGAGCTATTTTCCTACCCTTTTTTAGTTTAGTATACATGCTCAAATCTTTTATCGGAAAATCTTCTTTATAAACAAAAATATATCCATTGGCATTTTTATAACGATGTTTCAATGCCCCTATCAGTGTTGTCCTGTTTGTTCCTGTTTCGGTTGAAGCCTGTGCTATGCTATCAAATTCTTTGATATAATTGCCTTTTAGGTCACATTGAATAACTTTTCTCTGATTGATAGGTTTTGGCTTTACATATGTCTTAGCTCCATTAGCTTTATATTCATCTTCAAACATGAATTGATAGCCTTTACATGTCAGCATTTTGTTTTTGCAACATAATAATACATCAACATTACCAAAACCATATTTCTCGGCTTCCATCGCACTATCGTATCTTTCTATGAATGTTCCGTCCTTATCTAGCCTTACGACAGCTCTTGCGTTGTGTCCACCAACACCGCCCTTATTCTCATTATATCCATCTCTGTATGTGTTATACAAAGATATATAAAATCTTTCAAGTCGCAATGCTTTCTGTGAACTATTGCATTTATCAATCACTTCCCATTCAAAGTTGTCCTTGCCATATTCTTTAATTGCTCTGTGAAATAAGCAATCCTCTTTTGGCGAACACCTTAAATGTTGTTGAACCCTAGCGTGATAGTTTACTGTTTGTCCGATATATAATTTTCCGTTTACTTTATTTGTAGCCTTATAGATATAATACGTTCTCATTAAATCACCTCAAACATATTATATCAAAGCATGTTGTCTAAATCAACTTAGTTTTCACCGACTTTGCTCGATTTTTCATCAGCATATTACTATGCTGCGCGACACATGAAACTAACGTTTCGTTTATCGGCTGTCTTGGCGAAGTCTCCTTGTGCAGCTTGCGTATTTGCCATGACATAATTGTATCTTAGCAATACCTTTTCAGCTTGCGTCATTGACTTGATATTTGCATCAAGTCCGTTTTTCATAGCCCACTCTGAAAGTGTGGCTTGCGTTAAATCAAGTCCGTATCTCCTTAATGGTGCTATTGTTCCCGAAAAAATGGATTGTAAGCTCTTTGCAACATCAGCTTGGTCTACATCGTAGAATGAAGCCATGTCACCAGCTAACCTTGTAAGATTAAGCGACATATCAGCCATACTGTCTGTAGTCTTGTATAGCGTGTTATTTTGGCTCATAAGAGCTTTATTTGCCACCGCCGTACCATTTGCCACTTGTTCTGATGAAATGCCTATAGAGGTTCCTAGTGCTTGAAATCTACTTGCAATCTGCTTAACTGTAAGTTCTGGCATTCCAAAATCTTGAATTGATGTTTTTGTAAAATCATCAACTTTGCTTGCCATGTCGCCAAACGTGGTATCTACTACGTTTTGAACCTCTGTTAATTGGCTTGCTAAATCAACTGCACCGCCTATTTTTCCGACAGCTCGCATAACCAACCAATAAGTTGCGTAAAACTTACCGATAGTTGAAGCCAAGCCCCTAAATCCGCTTCTTGTACTCTTAATCGACTTAGTTATGTTTGAAAAGCCTGTTACAAGTGACCTACTAGCAGAACCGACTTTTGAGCCTTGTTGTGACAGATTAGCAAGTGCATTAGTCATTTGAATAATATTATTGCTGACTCTCGGTGTGCTAGATAATGTTGTCATTACCTCTTTCAAGGCACTGCCAAGGTTTCTGATGTTATCCGCAGCATAACCGGCTGATTTTGAACCGAGCTTTGAGATTGAAGCTGTTAGCTGTGTAATCTCTGCTGATTGCTTTGAGATATTCGCAAAGCCCGACAATTCTGTTGCCATGTTCTTTAAAGCACTTGCCGAACTAACAAGTCTTGCAGTATCAAGGTTGCCGAGCTTCTCCATGTTGGTTGCAATCTTGCTAAAGGTACGAGTGTCAATACTGCTCACACTTCTAAGTGATGTTGCAAGTTGTGACATTCCGCTCGCAAAATTGCTTATGCTTGCACCATTGAGGGAATTGAGAGTATCTCCAAGTCCTTGCAACTTAGCTTGTAAGTTGCCTATGGCTCTACTTGCTTGTTGCGCGTCCGACTTGATTTGAAGCTCAATGCTCTCTGCCATTTTCTCACCTCCCTGTAATAAAAAAGAGCTACCCTAAAGTAGCTCTCATGTATTTAGTCCTTGAGCAGATAGTATGTTGTAATCAATCCAACATATCCATCTTGCTTAAGACCTCTATTCTTTTGGAATACTTTGACACATTTAGTGAGATAGTCACTCCACTCTTTGTAATCAGTGTCAAGTTTGTAGAAATGATACTTGTCATGCAGAGTTTTTCTTAACCACTTAATGGCTGTCGGGCAGTTATGCCTCTGTCCGCTCCACAGATTGTGATTTTTAGCAAATCTCTGTGAATTAACTCCAAATCTGCCATCCTCTTTAAGCTCATTTGTGTCAAATCCGATGTTCATGGCATGTTGCCATTTTCTTACATCATCATTATCGAGGTAATATTCCTCATTGCCTTTCCAAGCATTATTCTTTGCCGGAGTTGCCGTTGGTGTCGGAGTTGCTGTTGGTGCCGGATTATTCTCTATTCCATCGCCCTTGCCAAGCTCAATATAGAGTAAGTTAGCGTCAGTACTGTTATTCAGACCGCTACAGGTAAATGCGCTTGAATACTGCCAGCCATACAGTGGATGCTGTATAACAGGCTTCTTTGCGCTGTTAGGCTCATCACCAATAGACATTCCCTTAGTTGACGGATAACGCGCAATCCAAAACGGACAGTTAATCTGATTTGCGTATGGTGCAATGTACTGATTGTAAAAGCTAAGTCCTGTGTATACACCGAAGTTAAGCCCGGTACTTTTGATAACGCTCTGATATGTGTTGATAATATCAATAAGTGTCTGTCCGAGTCCTTGCTGACATTTATCTTCAACATCTAACCAAACGAAAGTTTTTCTTCCGTTAAGTACCTCAATCACTCTCTGTGCGTCTGTCTTTGCCTTATCTACTGTTGTAGCGTATGAGTAGTTGTAAACACCTTGTATTGGCATTCCTACATCAGTACAGCCTTTCCAATTTTGCTCAAAGGTCTTATCCGGATTAAGGTCTTTGCGAATTATTTTAAGGATTGCAAATTGCACTCCAGCCCACTTAACCTTACTCCAATCAATATTTCCTTGATATGACGATACGTCAATTCCTTTATATGCCATATTTTCACCTCATTAGTCAGGACTTTCAGGTAATCCCGACTGTCTTAATGCGTTAATTCGTTGCTTCATCTCATAAACGGCAATTTCCTCATTAGACTCCTTGTATTTAGGCTCGTTATCTTCTGAGTATTGCTCATTTAATGATTTCTCAATGTATTTTGCTCTTGCTTTGTTGCCATTCAAAGCTCTGTCAATTGCTGTAAGAGTTGCGCTTAGTCCGTATGTGCCCCACCAAGCCCACATGTTGGAGTCGGCTTCTTTTTGCTCAAGCATATAAGCCTTTGAATAAGGCTCTAAATCAGCCGGACAAGACATATCTATGTCCTCAACGCTAAATCCATAACCTTTAGTTACCAAGAGCCAATATGGGCGGATTTCGTTACAATATACTTCCCATGTAAGCTCTTTTACTTCTTGATTGGTTTCTTCTTGGCTGTCTGTACCTCTTTCGCCAGCATCTTTGATAAAAAACTGTTTTTCTCCATTTCAGCCGACAAATCGTTGTAGAGCGACATTATATCTCCACCCTCTTCATTCTCTGGGTCGAGATAATCGTCAAGCAAATCATACATCTTCGCTAATTGCTTCTCTTTTGCTTCTTTATCGTCAAAATCAAAGCCAAATTCGTCAGCGTGAAACTTTTGCAAGCCCACGAGCAAAAACTCCGGTAAAAATCCAAGCATGTTGTCAATGACTTCAAGTCCCTCGCCCTTTTGCTCCATTCCTACGAGCCTTGGGATAATTTTATTCTTATATACCGGTGCATATCCGAATTTAACTGTATACTCTTTTCCGTTTAATTTAATTTTCATTTTATCTTTCCCTTTCTCCCTAATTTATATAGGGAAAGAGGCAGTTTTAACACTGCCTCGATTACCTTACTATATTGTATCTTCAAGTTCGCTGTCAGCCGTGCTATCATCATAGCCAACCGCTACGGCTTTTTTCGATTGGCTCATGATTTTTTTGTGAGTGTGATTGCTGTTGGATAACCTTGGTCATCTTCTGTTACCGCAACATCGTAGTTATCCTCAATCCACTTAGGCACTGTCTGAACTGATACAGTCGCAGTTCCTGTTAAGTGGTCATCAGAAGCCTCACCTGGGGCGAATGACTCCTGACCGATAAAAGCACAGATACCTTCTGAACCTTTTCCGTCTGTACCATAGAGAATGATAAAGTCAAGTTTCTTACCCTCATTGGTTACCATCTCGTCTTTGTACTTCTTCTCAAAAGCTCCCTCAACTTCCATAGAACCGGCTGAACGTCTGCCCATTTCCTGTGTCTCTACTAAATCCTCAAGAGTTGAAGTATCTACCATGTTCTGTGATCCGAATGGTGAGGGAATTGATTTTGCTCTAAGTAAGAGCTTGTAAGTTCCAGCCCAGTAATCGCCACTTGTGGCGGATGCGGTTGGTGTCTTGTAAGCAATTCTACTTTTTAAACCTGTTGCCATTTGTATTACCTCCTAATTTTTCATAAAAAAATAAGAGCCAAAAGGCTCTTATAATCTATCGTTCCAGTCGAATGACCGCCTAGCACGTAATGTTGCTGTCCATAATTTGCCGTTTTTTCTAGCGAATGGAGCCGGTTTCAATGCGAATGACATAGCTTTGTATTCATCAGCCACTGTCTGTGCCACATTCAAAGCTTCTGAACGGCTTTTATTCGTTGTAACAGTTACTTGTGCCGTAAATAACACTGTATTTGTTCTTCTGCCCTCTAAATCCTCATTCTGTTCAATAGGTTCGAGTGCTTGAACTAGCACTGTCGGGAAACTAGCCGTTGCACTGTCCGACTGTTCCTCTTGCGTGAATTTTAGCTTGGGATATTTAGTTTTCAATTTTTTCTCACATCGGGTTTTTACAATTGCGTATGTGAGGTTTTCAAGGTCGTAGACCCATTGATTTTGACTCGCCACTTTATCACCTCAACTAAAATTTTTCCGTGCCGTTTTCATGATTTCATTTTCCATTTCTACAAATGCGTGATACATCGGCATTGTAGGTGTAATGCCGTATGAATGGTGTAATTCTCCGCTTTCGTCTCTCCAATACCAACCCTCACTATCGAATGCGTGTGTCTGTCCCGGGAAAGTGCCCTGACCGCCCCTTGCGTCATTGAAATGTGGTTTAGCTTTCCAGCCTGAGCCGTATTCAGCCATAAGCAAAGGCGATACATCAACTGTTTTAAGTCCATCTGCCGTCTGCCATGTACTTTGTATCTGCCCTGTTTCTGTCGCAAGAATAATAGCTGTACAGCCGTCTGTTGTGTCTTTAATTTCGTAACTAAATGTAATATAGTGTCCGAAATTGCCTGTATTTGCTTGCGCTACAGCTATACCATTACTAGCAAGCTCTCCGACAAACGCTATGCACTTGTCTTGTAAGCGGTCTTTGTATCTTTCAAGCTTGTCTATCGCATCTTGTATAGATTTTTCTGTCAGAGAAACGTCAATCTTCATAATTACACTTCTTTCACAACTGCTTTGAGCATGTATTTAACTGAGTAGAGAGAGGGTTTTACTCCCACTATTGTAAAGTCTGCGGAAGTTGAATCAACTAATCCGTTTTCGCCTTTTGCAGGCTCGCTATCGAGCCAAATAACGTCACCTTTTTTAAAAGGGTATTCTCCTCTGTCTGTCAGCAAAACAGCATCAAAATCAGCCGTATTAAAGCCATATTCCTTGTTCTGCGCTTCTCCTCCGTCAAAAGATATATTCGCTCGAAAATCAATCGGTTCCGAAAAGCCTGTTTCTTCATGGGTGTAATATATTTTCTCTCCGTCCTCTGTTTCGTAAAACTTTAGATTTCCGTCCTCGTCTTTTTCATAGACTGTGACAGTTTGACCTTGAAGCGCGTATTTCATGGCTTGTTTATTAATGTCAAGCATTTTTCTTTATCTGCTTGTAAATCTGATTAACACCGGTACTTGCCATGCCCGACACAATGCCAATTGCTATTGCATCAAGAATGTTGTTTGCCGGATAACCGGGAATTACAAACATTCCAACAATACCGAGTACTCCACCGGCTACACCTACGATAATAGGAATAATATTATCTTTCACCTGTGGTATCTGCTTTGAAGCATATCCGATTAAATAAGTAATTACCATAATAGCAACTACTGTAGGTACTTGCGTAAAGTCCATCAGTTTTTTCCTCCTTTACCTAAATGGATTTCCTCAATCTCATTTTTCATTTTCGTTACCATGCCATTACCACCGAGTGCGTGGTATGCGTCATACATCTCGCAAAAATTCTGATACGCATATGAGGGTATTTCGCCAAGCTTCATGTACTTATCGTGGTATTCGATAAGCTGTACTCGTAAAAGTAACATTGTACCTTTTCCGTTTGCTTGTCGTAGCTTCTTTTCCTCTTCAATGCGCTCATTTCTTTCTTTTGTGTCTATTGCTTTTTGCTTTTTCTGTTCTTGTAAAAGCCAAACAATATAGCCCAAAAGTGCCGTCAGGACAATTGGCAAGGCAATAATGTATGTCTGATAGATTAAATTATTCATCTTACAGCCTTTCGTCTTTGGTAATTGGTACACCGCCCACCACCACTTAATGTGTACCGCCTGCTACCATATTGGTAACGCACAATCTTCTTTTGCTTATAGCACTTTGACAAAAGGAAAAACTCCGACAAACAGCTTATCTCTGTCTTTCCATGTACGGCTCACTCCGCCCTCACTCAATGCGCTCATGTAGTTCTCACCGGCTTGTGAATGGTCGTAGACAGCAAGATTGATAACGACATTCTCAAACTGCTTTAAGTCAGCAGTTATATCATCATCAGTGAAAGTGTCCGGATAACACCTTTTTGCCTTTACATCTTCCGTAGCTTGCTTAATGAGCTGTTCAATGAGTGGGTTATCTTCCTTTTTATCGAATACAACCACATCAGATGTTGTATAATCGTCGTTTGTGACTGTATCAATATGAAATTGTTTAAGTCTAATTTTGACTTGCTCCAATGCGGTGTATTCCATGCCAAGCTCCTTATAATCCAAACTTTTCAATTAACAGTTTCTTTAGCTCTGCTCCTGTAAGTTCTTCTGCATTGTCTATACCTTGTTCTGTGGCAAAAGCCTGTAAATCAGATGTAGACATGCGATTAATGGTTGTCTTGCTATAATCAAAAGAAGCTCCGGAATTATTATTTTCCGGAACCTCTTCGCCAGCGTTATACCATTTACCATTATGAATCACTATATATGGATATTTCATAGTTGCACCCCCTACTCTTCGCTATGAACCTCATATACGAATGTGCTATCCATATTCTCATATGATGGAAGAACAACCTCGGAAGCAAATGTTGACATCTTCATAGGTGGTCCGTACTCTGTCTTTGTAGCAACTGTGATACCCACACCATATACTGTTACATCTACATCAGCTACCTGTCTTGCAGTTCTTTCTTCCGGTGTAGTGCCAAACCAAGTACTGCCAAGACTGCCCTCCGGAAGAAGTGTAACCTTGTTATCCGGGTAAAAGTACTGCTCCTTGCCATCATCATCAATGTACATCTTATCGTAAAGTACGATAGTGAGCTTTGTTCTCTTCTGCACTATTGAAATAACAGTATCATCGTCAACGTCAATAGTTGCTGTAAGATTCTGTGCAAGAATTGAGTTTCTTATCTGTGCATTATCAAGCAAATACTGAAATGTATTGCTGTTCATAAGCACATATCTAGCAATCTTGCCTTGCTTCTGTAACTTCTTTCTTGCATTGTTAAGGTCTGTAAGTGGCTTTGAATTAGCTGTATCGCTCCACATGCTTGTGCCGGATAACTTTGCGTAATGGTCTTTTGCGTATGAGCCATCCTTATCGTAATCATAAGCGTACTGAACACCATCACTTACAATGGCAATTACTGGGTGGCCCGCGCTTGTGGCAAGAAGTGACATTCTCATACGCTCGGGTACAACTTCGGCACCGCTTACAAGGTTGTTAGTATCGTCATATACGCTTGATAAAGCACTTGCAAGGTAAGGGTCATCTTCTGATTGAATACGCTCGATTTCAAGCATTTCCTCTTCACCGACTGTCATTCCCTCACGGAAAAATGCCATCTGTGTTTTTTCCTTGCTTAATCCCTCTCTAGCTCTAATTGTCGGGATTGTGTCAAAGTTGGATGGTGCAAGTGATACTGGAAGCCCTTTATGTGTCTTAATCCAGCTTAAATCAAGCCCCTGTTTCTTTCTTTCTGGAAACCACTGCAAACCGAGATAAGGTATCTGATTACTAGCGTTTTCTGTTGCTGATAATGCGATAGACTTACTGTCTAATACTTCATTAATTAACATCTGTTTACCTCCTGTTATTATTCAAATACAATCATTGGAAGAGCTGTCTTAACCGCTTCATCATATGTAACGCCTGAGTGCGTTTCTGCTACCTTTGTGTTAAGATATGCTTTCTTAAGCAGTACTCCCTGTGGTCTGTCCTCTGTTACATCAAACCTTAAAATACCTACTACTGTGGCTGTATTGTCAGCCTTGCCGGTTGTTCCGATTGGTGTACCCGCCTTGACAATCTTCTTGCCCTGTGCATTTGTAGTTGTTACACCATCAAAATCAAGTGTCAGTGGGATTGCCTCATTAGGCTCTCTCTTTAAAATCTGAACATCTCCCGCGTATGAAGTCTTTTCATACTGCATATTCATTTCCTTTGCCATTTTTTACCTCCTGTTATTACTGAATGTAATGTGATAAAATGTTGTTGCTTTTAGGTGCGTCAGATATAAGGCTTTCTGCTATCTTTTCAGCATTTGTCTTATTGCCTGTATCACCATCGTTATTGTTACCGCCATTGTTTGGATTAGGAGTACCTTTGAGTGCGTTTTTCTCATACTCCGCTATCGCATTGGCTTCTTTGTCGGACATAATTTTTCCAAGAACCGCCGTATCAAAAGAGCCGTCCTCTTTTACTACTGTCTTTGCTTGTTCGGCAGTAATGCCAAAATCAGACATTGCACTCTCTCGTAAATCTCTGACAACATTATCTTTCTGTAGCTTGGCAATCTGCTGATTGGCTGTCTCTAAGGCTTTATTTGCCTTTTCAAGCTCCGTCATGTTGCCATTCTGTAGCTCGTCAAGCTGTGTCTGTAGCTCGTCAGCTTTGTCGGCTTTAGCCTTATACTGATTGGCTTTCTCTTTCTCTCTTGCCATTTCCTCACCGCTCTTGTTAAGCAGATTTGTTATCTGCTCATCCGTTGCGTCCGGGAAAAGCTTCAAAACATCATTTCTTGTCATTTCAATTACCTCCGTAACTCACGCTTTTGTTATCGCTGGTCGCACCAGCCGAGTTTTTCTGTTGTTTAACGCACAACTGCAAAATTTTGTATAATAAAAAGCAACCTATAAGTTTTCCTTACAAGTTGCTCATTATTTGTAATATTTAACGCTGCACCGGCAGTTAGAAATCTCTTTTACCTCTGCGCCTAGCGAATGGTCCTTCGGAAACATCATCAGCGAGTTCCCGACTTCAAACGGCTCAAAAATATCAATCCTCTTTCTGTCAACATCTGCATGTGTAGGTCTGACATGTGAATCTTCTTTTGAGCGCCATTCTTTTGTTTTGTAACCTTGTTTCACCATTTCAGTTTGTAATCTGTAATTGCCGACTGCATTAGCTTCATTCGCAGCTACATTTTTTGCTCGCTTCTGTGAAGTAAAATACTCAACCTCAATATTTTGCGTGGTAGCGTCAACTACCTCATTCACAATGTACCGAGCATAGTCTGTAATGTATGAGGGTGTTTTCTTTGCCTTACAATACTGTGTGGCAATGCTCTCATATCTGATGATAAATTCTTTGGTGATAGTTGTTGTCTCTGTTTCTTCCTTGCCGGATAGCAAGGCAAATAACATAACAAAGATTTTTTCAAACTTTTCAGCAAGCTTTTTTCTATCTTCCTTTTCCTCGTCAGATAAATCCATCTCACCAAAATATGTGTCATAATCTATGTCTTGTATTTCATTTTTGTTAAGTGCGTGGATTTCATCTGCCATATCAAGCTCCAAAATAAATTGACAGCCAATTATTCATCGGCTGTCTTTCCATTGTTCTTATCATCGTTATTATTGTTAGGTGTAGCTGTTGTCGGCTGTTCTTCCGGGAATAACATTTCCATCCGCTTAGCACTTTCGAGAGTAACTTGTTCAGGGTCACTAAACATGTCAATCGTCTTAACAGCTCTCTTGTAATTGATACCGCACCTAAGTAATATTTCAAGCACTTCTGCCTTAACAAGCATGTTGTCTAGCTTATTATGATTAATGTGTATCTCAACATCACTAGGCATAAGCGTAAAGCCTTTATTAATTCTCAGCCTGTTAAGAATAAGCCTAAGCGCCATTCTCTCTGATTTCTTGAGGATAGGCTCATTAATAGCCGTCCTAAGTCCGGCATCGTAATGTCCGTTTCGTAGTTCTACGGCAGAACCGGTGTCACCGCCTGTGTTGCCCTGACGATTTGCAAGACCTTGAATGCTTAGAAATCTTTCAAAAAGGTCTGTGAAAACCACTTGCCCCTCTGTCTGATTAAGTTCGCTCGTCATTACATCAACATCAGCCTTGTTGTCTGAACCATTGTTAGATTTAACTACCAACGCTCCCTCTTGTCGCATTTTTCTGAATGTATCTATGTCAATCTCACAATTAACGAATTTCACCCATGCAGACACAAACTGCTCGACACCATTAATTCTGTCCGATGTAAGCACGTTAATAGCGTCTGTGATTGCAATAGTCATTTCAATATCAGATAATCGCCTTGCATTGTTTGGATATTCAATCACCGGAATTGCTCTATTGCCGTTTATTCCGCTTGCATAAATTTTGTCGTTGCGAATATCAAACCACTCATTATCAGTGAACACATAATAAATATCTTCTCCATCCTCGTCCTCTCCGATTTGACAAGAGAATGCCGGACGTCCGTTTGAGTAGTATGCTACAAAGGTATACATTGGATTTTCAGAAGATAAATAAAAGTCACTTTCATCAAGTAACTGTCCTTGTCCGTCATCATTACCGATGAATCTGTAGCCGGTACCGCATATGCTTCTCCAACGATGTATGTCTATGTCACACTCCTGTTTGCTTTCTGAATCCATTGTGATGTTAAGCTGTGTGATTTCTTCTGACTTGTGGTTATCGGTGCCACGTAGCACATATTGGATTGGCTCGGCGCACATTTCTGCGGTTTTGCGCTCTACAAGCTCATACGCAAGATTTACAGCAATCTTGTTATTGATTTCCGGGCGGTTCACTTTCTGCCGATACAAAATTGGTTGGTCACCACGATAGTATCTGTCAAGATACTCAATCTCAATAGCATTTTGCTCGTGAATTACAAGTGCTTTATTCAGTTCTTCGATTATGTTGTTTTTTGTGATTTGCCTTTTACGCGTGAAAATAACTTGTCTGCCGTAATTATTTTGGCAGACGGCTGAAAAAGGTCTTACATTTTTATGAGCGTACCTGTACATTAATAAAACCTCATACCACTTGCAGAAGTTCTCTGTGGAACCTCTTTTATCTGAAATTCTTGTGTGCCAGCCCAAAACCATATCCATTTACGGCAATGTGTACACATTACTTTGTGGTGTTTCTTATCGTTTTTATTCACCCACGTTAGCAATTTACCGCAACGAGGGCACATTACACTTCGTTTTCCTGTTGGTACAATATTCTGATTATCCATGTTGTCCTCGCTTCACTAAAAATGGCACCCACAATCTGTGAGCGCCATTTCTAAAAGAGATTTTACGCAATGAACGAATTACGATTTTTTCATAGTTATATTATAACTGTCAATTTTTTAAGTGTATATATGCAATGATATGCAAAACTATGCACACTACTGCACATTTTCAAGATATTCTTTTCCGTAAAGCCTTTCAAACTCTTGCAAGGCTCTGCCGTGGATTGTAAATATCTTTCTTATGCTCCAATTTGTAGCCTGGGCGATTTCTTCAAAAGTGTTTTGATTGACATATCTCATTGAGAGTACATGATAGTAGTCGGTATTCTCCATACTATCAATTTGACCGATGATATGGTTTCTTTTTCTCATAAATTCATCAACAAGTCTGTCTGTATCTTTTTCCAAGTCCACAATTTTAGTTACTGTACTGCCTAATTTATCTTTGTCAGATGAAACATCAACTGCCTCTTTGTCTGTTGAAACAGTAACACTACATGCTATTGTCTTAAGCCTGTATATTTCAGACAGCTTGTTTTGTATCATTTTATCTAATCTGCTAATTTGATTTAAGTAAGTTTTTGTATTCATAATTTCGCTCTCCTCATTGCATACTTATAATTAATAAATTCTTCCCAATATATCTTGTCGAACCGAGTGTCTCTAAATCTATTATCAAACTTTCTTTTATCAACTATAAAGTCTAAACCCTCTTTTAATCCCAGTATAATATAATCAGGCACAAACGAAGCCGGTATTCTCACAATCTCATAATCATTGTCAATACAGCTCATTATTTTTCTTTCTCTTAAAAAATCCTTATTTTCATCTGTGTGATATATTTCGCCATCAACTTCAACAATCTTCTTTAAATCCGGTATGAAAAAGTCTACTTTGCACTCGCATATTTTGTAATTCGGATAATATTTAATGTTTTCCTTTTCAAGCTGTATAGCAAAGCAAATTTCATTTACACTATTAAAAACATAGCCCTCAGACATTATTTTTCGTGCAACCTCGCAAGCTTCTTGTTCATAGTCTAAGTCTTTAATTCTTTTTCGTTTTGCCTTTTTCTCTATTTTTTCTTTTGCTTTATCTACATTTGTAAGCTGGTTTAGCAATTTTATTTTTCTATCGCATTCCTCACAAACGTATTTTTGCTTTTTGTTAATTTCGATAGTGGCTCCGCACATAAAACAAGTATTTGTCATTAATAAAGCCCTCCTCTGAACGGATTGTGTACTGCTTCAACCTTTGCTATCCTACTGCCTTGTGTCATTCTTAAGGCAAAGTTTGAAAAAACATCAGGAACATCATCAAGCTGTTTTTTGCCTGTTACTGAATATCGTTTCAGCAGTGATACCATCACTCCATAAGGCTCATTGGGCTTATAAAGTGATTGGTCTTTGAAAATAATATGTTGTAAAATCCAGTTAGAACACTGAAAAATGCGTGCTTCCTTATTTGTCTCTGTCGGTACATCAGTGATGTTGCATATCCACCCTTTATTTTCGACTCTCTTATTAACTTCCATAGCCACTCTGTCACCGCCGGCATTACGTTCAAACTCACACTCTTGTACCTGATTATTGACTAATGTGTTTGACGCATTTTCATACTGCATTTCATAGTCTGCCGTATTATCGCACACGCAATCAACGCAGTAATAGTCCTCGCCATATTTTTGTAGTATTGGCATAACAAAATAGTCTGTGCCTTTTCCTTTTGTATCGCATTGAGCTGTGATAATTTCTGGCTCACCATGTGGTAGATTGAAGTATCTGCGGATTTTATCATCGGGAAACAATAGGCCCTCACGCTCAATAGGTTCCTGTTTATACAAACATCGGTAAGAGATTTCGTCCATGAGTAATTGTTGGTCGGCAAAAAACTCTTTTGTAAAACCGCCATACTCATAATCAAAATTGCTTTCCCCTGTCACCGGATCTACATCAGGAACCGATATTGTTTTGACTCTCGGATTTCCGACATACATATTTTGAATGCGTCCGATAACATCATGTACGCTCCAACGAGTGGCAATATGTATCTCTTTACACGGCTTTCCGTCCGTATCTTGTGTCTTACGTTGTCTTGCGTCTACTGCGTATTTATCCCACAACTTATCAAGTATTGTAGGATTTAAGGCTTCCTCAATTCCGCCTATCATATCATCAACTAACAAAAATTTACTTGCACGGACTTTTCCAGCATTCTTACTTCCGACAGAAGTACATTGTACTGACGGAAAAGGTTTGTATTTGCCAATATTGAATTGCTCCATTTTGGCATTCGTGCTTGTAACTGATAGATTGGGAAAAATGTCATGCCATGCATAATCATCATCATTAGTAACAATGTCGTATACACCATCGTAGTACATTCGTGTAATATCGCCACTGTGCGAATAAAATAGGCTGTAGTCTTTTGGAAACCAACCGGCAACTGCCGAATGAAAAAATTTCTCAATCGTACTCTTTCCAGCTCCAGGCACTAGGCTCACGCACAATATGTCGTATTTATCATCAATCATGCCTTGCAATGCGTCCACAAGTCCGATTTTGATTAGTTGTTTCCTACGTGGCATATAAAATCGGTCTTTAGGCTCACGCTTTTTCTCTATGTACTGAAAATAGCTGTCAACTATTTTGTTTTGAGCCTCAAGTAGCAAAACCTCATATTTTTTGTTTATCAGCTCATATGTGGTTTTGTGGTCGAATGCGTATTTTTCCAAGTCCCAAATCGTACCGCCTGTTTTAGCCGTGCAGAAGTCCTCTATAAGCTCTTTTGCCCTCTTAGTGAGTTGTAGTCCATACTCAATATCTTTCTCGCCATTTATGGCTACACTGCAAGCGTCTACATAGGCATTAATTACTTGCTCGTCTTTCCCTTTATCCTTTATGTAGTTTTCATATCCGTTTACTGTGGAAATAAGGCTCTGACTAGCCATGAAAAAAGCACCTCCACTTTTAAAAAGCAAAGGTGCTTATAGACCTCTGCCTATAATTGTTCTAGGGTAGCGACTACAATCAATCTGTAGCCGGTAATATCGCTTAATCAATATCTGCAATGCTTTCTACGAAGCAGTTATAATAGATATATCTCTTGCCGTTAAAATCAAACTTAACATATCCACCATCGTTTGTATCAATATCAATCTTGCCTTCATATGTTGCAAGTTCTTTACCATCTGCCGTGTATACAGTAATTGTTCTTTGCATACCGCCATTTACATCACTTTTCATATCTGTTACCATTCTGTCCCATGACGCACATCCGGTCATTCCAAAACACAATGTCAATCCTAATACAACTGCTATAATTTTCTTCTTCATAATTTCTTCCTTTCTGCTCGTATCAAATAATATTTAATTTCTGAAATGTCTTATATATTTTCGGGGTTTGAATTGCAAGCCAGTCAACCATTTCCTCATTCTTCGCCCATGCACCATCAAACCGATTTGAACTATCAGACAGTCCGCTCTCATTCAGAAAAGCGTGCATAATTTCATGTCTTAAGGTCTTTTTGCGATATATTTCCTGCGCTTTTTCGTCCATGCCTACAAAGTATTTTTCTTCGGACATATCGGCAACTACAATCAACTTGTTTTCTTCTTCGCAATAGCCCGCAAGACCTTTTTTCTCCATGTAACTGTCCTCTGATACTTTGTGGATTTCAATTCTGTATTCTGTTCCAAGAATATCTATTTTTATTGTATCATCGCAAATAACAGACTCGTTCTGTGATGTTTTTGTTCCCGATTTGGCTTCGTCTAATTGTTTTCGAAGTCTTGTTATTCCTTTTTCCATTTTCTTAATTGTACTTAGATACTCCATATTCTCACTCCTCAAAGCAATCTCTCAATTTCTTTTCGACATTTTTTCTAAGCCATTCTGGGATTGAATCATCTTTGCTTATACATGGTGCCTTTGTTGAATAGCCACCAGATATGTCACCGCAAAGCATTGTGTTCTGATATTCCATAATCTCGCTACTTCTCCACATTATTCGCTAATGATTTTGTTTCCTCTAGAATTTTCGTTTCTAATGCTCTTGAAAATTCATAATTATTTTTCGGGTATCTGCCTAAAATTGATTTTGCATACTCATTGACTGCATCGACTGAAATATCAATGTCAATAGTCATATCATGAAATTCGGATGTTTCTATAGGCTCACCATTTCTACCGCCTATTTCGTGCGATTGTGCTTCTCTAAGCGCTTCACGCTCTATTGATTTAATTACTTCTGCCATGCTCATTACTCAAACGCTCCCTCAAATCCTTGCAACTATATGTTCTTTTGCAAAATCTTTTTTAGCTTCATCGTAGATAACCGAACTATTTTTATCAGTTTTCAATCTATCAAATTCGCAAGTAACCTTTATACCATCTTTGTTACTGCATTCTGCATGATAATCAATTACGCGTACTTTCTTCTGCCATTTTCCATTGGCATAAATCTTTGTGTAACCGCCAGCTCTTGTTTTGATTATGATTTTTGAACGTGTTTTCTTCATTTCCAATGCACCTTGAACCCTTTCTTCTTATACTCCTCTACGGCTTTTTTAAGGCTCATATCGTCCTCATACTTTTCATTCAGCATAATCAGCACATTATCTTTTTCAATGCCGTATATGTTGCAATTTGCAAGTTTCTTAGCCGTTCCAAGTATAGCTTTTGCCTGCTTGTGGCTCATTTCATAGGTTTGGGTTCCCATATTAACTATCATTTCTCATAAACTCCTCAAAATCTTCCATGCACTCATTGCATAAGTCGTAGGTTGTATTCAATACGCCGTTTCTCGTGATTGAGTTCACACCCAACAGTCCTACTTTTATTTCTTTTCCACACCTGTCACAAGTGTGCCATTCTTTTTGATGTTTCATTCTTCCACCGCCTATTCTATATGCTTAAATGTTCGCTACAATCATTGTCAAAAGAAATATAATACTTAAAAACGGGCATGCGGACGAAAAGTTGGACTGTGTAATGCTTGATATGTTATGAGGTACAC